CAACTGCCAGCGGATAAGTATTCAATCCGGGTGTCAGGGGGAATGAACCCGCCTCAATCGTCCACATATTCAGGCCACGATTAGCCCACTCAATCGTCATCAGATTCATTGACCTGCGAGCAGTACGCAAGTCATAGCCCGAACGCATTTCACGGCCAGCACGTTCCCACGCTTCTTCAGCGATCTCGGTGAACTCCATGTTGAATAGGGATGTGCCAGTGGTGTATGCCATTATCTAAACCCTGCCGTTTTCTTTGCAATTTTCTTTGGTTGCGCCACAAACTGTTTGCCCTTAGCTTTACCAGCACGTTTTGCCTTGGTTGTCGCAGCATACTCTGCTGGTGACAACGACTTGATGGCCGCTTCTGGCAAATAACGTTCGCCCGTTTTGGACGAAGGCTTCCCCGACTTGGTACGCCATTTCTGGTCGCCCCAGTTTTTGAGGGAAGTCTGCGGAGCTTTCAATCTCTGTAGCTCCCGCCTGCTGCCTTGTACTTCTTGGCAACAAGCTGCGCTTTACGGGCTGACCATTGGCCTGCGCCCGTGCCGTGAGTAGCCGCCGCCTTCACCTGAGACACAATCTTTTTGCGAAGACTGGGCTTGGTGTAGTTACCAGCAGCGTTAACCTTTCCACCTTCTTTGTACTCGGTGAAATCGGTGTCATCACGCCTAGCCTTCCTCACCCCCTTGGGCATTTTGGAAGGGCTAATTGCGCCCATGCCGCGACTTGCTCTCATCTCAGCACTTCCCGCCTTTTTGCAGCATCTTGCCCTTGGTCTTGCCCTTTTGAGCAATACCATCAGCACGGCTGGAAGCAGAACCGCTAGAAGGCTTGGCAGTCTTCACTGAGCCCATTTTGGTAACGTTACCACCAGCGGCCATAGGACGACCTACAGCGCGTCCAACCATTGGGCCTAACGCTTTTGCTATTTTTGATGCTGGGGCTGCTGCTTTTGTTACTGGAGCAGGTGCTTTTTGTGCTACCGCTGCGACTTTTTGAACTGCTGGCGCAACTTTATCGCGCATAAAACTTTTCATTTTTCCAGCCATACCGCCAAAAGCGTATTTCTTGTCTCCCTTTGCTTCAGCCATTTCATGTTTAATCATGGACTTAGGAGCGCCTTTAGCTTTCATGAAGCTAACTTCTTTCTTCATCATGCCTTTAGATTCTTTCATTTCGTCACCTTTAAAAGTTTGGCCTTTACTGGCCTTGCTAAACTCTTTGGCAACCTTTACAGGAATGCCTGCCTTTTTCGCAAATGCTGGGTTGTGCGCCGCAGCATCCATGAATTTCTTTTGCTTCGCAGATGTGGCTGGCATAGTCAGACAATCATTCCACGGGTCTTGCCGCGCTGGGCGCAACCATCTGCACGTTTACTGGCGCTGGAAACGCTTCCACCTTTGGCAAAGTTTTTTGCCATAGTAGTTTTGGTCGTTGGCGCTTTAGCGGCCTTGGCAGCAGCTTTACGGTCTGCAATTTCTTGCATAACGCCAGCAGGAGCAGGCGCATTCGTACCACCCATTTTTGCTTCTGCGCGATACTTCGCAGCTTTTTTGTCGTCTTCGTTCATGATTAGCACATCTTTCCGCGAGTCTTACCCTTTTGGGCAATGCCATCGGCGCGTTTGGAAGCAGAGCCGCCAGAAGCCATCTTGACCTTGCCGCCATGCTTTAAACCACGCTCTTCTAAATCTTTGTTACCGCGCTCACGAAGACTTTCAAAAAAGCCTGTTATAGGCATTTTGTGTTTGAAAGGCGCAGATTTAGATGCATCTGTAGCTGTAGGCATAGGCATAGGAGCTTTAGCTCTGCGACCTTCGTTGCCATAGTTCTCATTCATCTTTGGCGCTGGTGCTGGACGCGCAGGCTTAGAAGAACCTTCAGACTCTTCTTTGTACTTGGTGTTGTACTTCTTGCCGTTAAATTCAAACTCAGTTTCGCCACTTGCGCGAGCATCTTTAAAAGCCTGTTGAAATTTGCTGAGTGCCATGATTATTTATCCCTTTTGAATAAGTTGGTCAATTTTTGCTTCAAGGCGGTTAAACCGCTGGTCAATGTGGTCAGTAATTCTCTGAACTTCTGCGTTAGTTGCGTAATCACGGGCAATCTCCTCGCGTGTTTTGTTTAACAGAATATTTAATCTCTGCAATTCATCAAACTTTTCTCGGATGAAAAACCACAAAGCCCCCATGACAAGAGACAGACCAGCAGACCAAATAGTGTTGATGTCCATCAGTACATCCTGCCTTTGGTTTTTCCGCGCTGTGCTATGCCATCTGCACGTTTTGATGCACTGGAAACGCTTCCACCTTTTTTCATGCCTGTACCAGCCACGCCTGTAGGGTTTGAGCTATCCGCATTTGCGTTGCCGCCCATGTCTTCGTAGTCATCTTTGGCTTCGTCTTTGGCTTTTGCCTCTTTGCTACTCATGGCCTTTGCGCTTGCGGCAAGAGCGCCAGCACCAGCAGCCCGACCAACCATTCTGCTTGCAGCGCGATCTTCGGCCAACTCAACAGAGCGTTTTGCCGCACCTTTAGCTTTAGTTGGAGGAGCCGTCAGCTTTTTAAAATCATCGCCAATGCTTGATCTGCCTCTAACTGAAGGCAAACCACTCCATTTTGTGCCACTAATACCAGCACCGCTACCGCCGCCCTCAAGCAATTGGTCATCAGTTGGTTTCTTGCCAATTTTTTTCATGCATCACCTCAACAGTTCCATGCTCTAAGAGCTTTATTAATCCTCGAATCTGGATCTTTTGCGGTCTTCTCGCTTGTCAGCTTCTTCTTCATGCCTGTCATCCTTGCACAAAAAGAGTCTCGCCGTTTGCCGCCTTCTGGTTGTGGAGGCTTCAGATTCATCCCTTGTTTCTTGGCAGAGGCGCGACCCTTGGCGTTCAAGCCACCCTTCTCGGATTTGCCTTCTTTTCTCTGCCATGCTGGTGACTTAGCCATGATTATTTCTTCGCTGTTTTAGCGGAATCAATGAAAGCTTGAGCCGTTGGAGCACTTTTAGCTCCAGGCTTACGCATCTTTTCGCCACGCTTACGCTTGGCATTGATGTTAGCGTACAAGCCCACCTTGCCACCTTCAGCATATTTGGTGAACTTATCACCATCCTTGCGTGTAGCAGTCTGGGCTGTTGGCATTTTAGAGGGGCTGATCGCCCCCATACCACGGCTCGCTCTCATTAGCACAGCTTTCCGCGAGTCTTGCCTTTGGTGGCAATACCGTCACCACGACGAGAAGCAGAGCCGACAGAACCACCACGCTTGAAAGTCTCTTCATTCTCGTAGTTTGTACGAGTGCCAGGCTTTGTAACCTCAGTCATATCTACAGGAGCTCGACGGGGGGAGTAGTTACGCATACCCTCTTCGGTATTGTTATTCGCCTGTTTAGGGCGAGTACCGCGAGTCATACCAGACTCAGCATCCACGTTTGGTGGTTCCAAGTCTTCGTTGCGAGCACGGGGCTTCAATCCACGCTCTTTGTTCAAGAAATCGCGCAAAGACATACCTGAATCGTCCAGCTCTTTCTTGCTGACGACGCGCTGCTTTGCTGGTGCTGCAGCCATGCTGCGAGCGGCTGGAGCAGACTCGGTATCGGTCCAACCTTTTTTGGCATTCAAAGCCTGGATTGGGTCTTCCGTTGCGTTGGCTGCTTCCAGCTCATCCGGGGTTACGCCACCCCCGGAAAAGCGACGTGTTTTGCGTGTTGCCATGGTTTTCTCCTTAGCACATTTTGCCACGGGTCTTGCCGCGCTGGGCAATACCGTCTGCGCGACGAGATGCAGACACAGCGCCACCTTTTGCGTAACCGCGCTGGCCACGAACGGCGTCACGAGGGTCGGCCGAAGGCGCAACGCTGGAGTCTTTGTTGTACTGTTTTTCGGCAGCTTCAGCCGCCTTTTTGTCAGCAATCATCTGACGTGCTTCTTTTTCTGCTGGGCTCATCATGAACTCCTTATTTGCGTTTTGCCATACCGCCGCCACACATGGCGACCATTGTGCCTTTGGTCTTGCCTTTGGAGGCAATGCCGTCAGCCGATTTTGTAAAGCCACCCTTGGCCAGTTTGGTCATGGGCTGGCCTTTATGCAATCGGCTTTCGTGTTTGTTCACGGCCTTTTGCATCATGGCTTTGTCCATCTTTGCGTCATCGTGCTTCATGGGACCACCTTCTTTGAATTTGCGGCCTTTGTCAGCCGCGGTAAAGTCTTTACCCACGGACTGTGGGACGCCGGCCTTCTTGGCAAACGCAGGGTTGTTGGCCACCGCAGCCATAAAGTTGTGCTGTTTTTTACTCGTCGACGGCATTGCGCTTCCCCTTGCGGCCAAACATGCGCTGGACCGTGTCGGTTTCGTAGATGCGGATGCCAGTCCACACAATCGTAAATGCTGCTGCGATTGATGGAAGCATCTCAACAAGCGTCCCTAAAACAGTGATGACTGAAAGGCCGTCAACAATGTGCTTGACGGTTTCGTCGAGGTTTGCAAACGGGTCTCTCATTTTCACGCCTGTCCGTTGTTCTGGATCAGATAACCTTCGGCCGCAATCGAAACCGCATACGTATTCGCACTGGTTTTTGCTTGCAGCTGAATGTCCGTCTTCTCTGTAAACGGACGAGGCATAACGCGTTGCGCATGGTACGTATTGGTGAACGGGGCTTGCTGCGACAGCGTAGTTACGCCAGACGCTGAGGTGGCCACGTTACGATACTGCACCCAATCCGCGCTTGAGCCGTTGGCCGACGTGTACGCGTCGATGCGGCTCAAGTAGAACGTGAACCCTGCGGGAACCGTGTAGATGGACATCTGCGCCCGCCCGATGCTCGGGTTGATCTGCGCGTAGGTCACGGTGTTCGTCAGGTTTTTCAGCGTGATGGTGCCTGTTGGGGCACCCGCCGTTACCTGCATGCCGTTGATGCGCAAAAACGACTTCGTGGTCACAGCTGGGGTTGTACCAGTCAGCGCAACCGTCTCCGAAATCATGTTGTACCCAGAGTCCAGCCCTTGGATCAGCACGGTGGTGCCTGACAAGTCTTCGCCTGTGTTGACGCTACTGGCCAAGTTCATGGTCGCGGCTGAAGCTGGGTATGTGTACGCGCCCGCAACTTCCCAAATTGGGATGTTCGTTGTCGTAACGGACACTTGAAAGCCGTAGATGTTGACCGTGCTATGCATGGTGATATGACCGCGTGCGACCTGAAGGTCGAACGGCTCAAACAAACCCATGCGCGTGACGGATGAAACGACGGAAGTTCCCATAATCAATCTCCTGTAAAGCGGGGGCCGAAGCCCCCGAGATCAATTAAACCGACAGGTTCAGACCTTGGATGTACTGAACGGTGATCACGCCAGCGCCGGAACCAGTGTTGGTGGCTGTCACCAAAATCTTGCGGTCTGTGGTGCCCACGTCAACCCAGTTGGCTGCGCGAGTTGCGTCGTCGCCGGGGGATGCCGCCACGATGCCAAAGGCGGCTCCGTCCACAGCGTCAGCGGCTGTGAAGAACGTCGCGGAGGCAGTGGTGCCAACGCCAAACGTGGTGGCCACGCCAGTGAACTCAGTGGTCACATTGACGTCGATGGACAGAATCTGGCTGTTGGCGGGGATCACGACTGTGGTCGCGCCGCTTGCTTGTGTGAACACGGCCGATTGAGCCATGACCATGTAGCCGACGTTTGCGACGTCTGTGCCGAGTGTGGTGCCAGTAGTGACTGGGATGGTGCCAGCACGGACTGGACCGGAAAGAGTAGATTGACCCATGATTTTTCCTTCATGCAGTTAAAGGTGCATCAATCAGCATGATGTCCGCCGGGACGGTTTGACACACCGGAAAGCCCGGATGCCCCAATATACCGCAAAAGAAAAGGGCCCACAAGGGGCCCTTCTCAGTTTCCGCTAGGGATTAGGCGCCAGGGGAGCCGTAGATGCCCAGGGGATCGGACACGCCGAACGAATAACGCTCGCGGGCCTTGTAACGCACGTTGCCGGTGTCGAAGTCGCCGTCCATGCTGTTTTGCAGCGGGGTACGAACGAAGTGCTTCAGACCGTTGGGCACGTCAGTCATCAGGAACCAGGCGTTGGTGTCAGTCAACCAGTGGTTGATGGCATAGCCGCCGGGGATAGAACCGTTGTTCTTGATGGCGTTGATGTCGTTGTCAGTTGTACCAACACGCAGATTGGTTTCCAACAGGCGGGTTGCAACGAATTGCAATGCTGGTGGAACAATCAGCTTCTTGGGCTTGGCAGCGATCAACAGGCCGCGTTCGTCTGTCCAACCAGCGATCTGAATGACGGCGTTTTCCAACGATGTTTCGTTCAAGTCGGCAGCAGTTGTAGGACGGTTGCTGTTGGTGCCACCGGAGATCAGCGGGTGTGCTGTGGAGCACAGGGACACGCCGTCACCGTAGGTAACGCCAGCGGCAAACGCGTTGTTCAACACGGAAGCGGCTTTCACCTGCTTGGTGTAGGCCATACCGCGAGCCAGGGCCTTGGTGTAGCGGCTGGACAAGCTGTCGTACAGGTTGTCTTCCACTGCTTCTTCGGTGATCGAGAAGCCCATGGCGATGGTTTCGTGGTTGTAACGAGCAGTCCATGCTTCTTGCGCGTTGTCATAAGCGATGGCGGAGCCTTCGTTCTTGACAGGAGCGGCGGAGAAGCCCGACAGCTTGGTTTCTTCTTCAAAGCTACGCTCCGATGTCTCGGTTTCGTAGATTTCTTTGTGCTCTTGACCGTAGGTTGCATACTCCAGGCCGAACAAAGCGTTCAGACCGGGCAACAGTTCTTTGAGCAGTTGTGCGCGTGAAATTGCCATGATTTACTCCTTAGACACCGGTGGTGCTGTTGTACTGGTGGGTGTTGATTTTCACCAACAATTCCACATACGAATCCGTACCGGTAGCTGTGTCGGGCACAACATCGATCACGCGGATTGGCAAAGTAGCGGTGGTGTTGGAGCTGGAGCTCAACACTGCAACGCCGGAATCACCAGTGGTGGTGTTGCCTGCGTTCTGCACCAGGGCCATGTTGGAGCCAACCACGCTGCGGCTCACGCCAGCAATCACGGTAGTGCCAGACACGACGGCCACTTTGAACAGAGCTTGCTGGTCGTCAACCACATAACCCACTGGGTTGGTGGCGCCGGCTGGCAGGTTCTGAGCGTAAACGGTTTGACCCATGGAGTTTGTGTAGGAACCGCCAACAAACACGCCGCAAGGGGTGGCTGCTGTGGTGCCGGTGTCCTTATTCAGGTAGCCGTCAACGATGAGCACTGCGTCACCAAAGAAGGTGGCAGTGTAACCAGATGCCATAGGAATCTGGCGGAATGCGCCGGCGTAAGGTTTGCCATCAAGAGAGTTGATGGGCTTCAAACCGTACGGAGCGCTGACTGTAGGATAAGCCATTTGGATACTCCAAAAAAATTAAAGACCTTTACCGAAAGTGACCGTGGACTTACGTTCTTTGAACATAGGCATCCGCGGATCATTTTCACGCATGTAGCTGCTGTCCACCGACTGCATCTGCGACTCAGCTTGATTGTTGTAGTACGCATTACGCTGATCGACGAACTCAGCTGGGGTTTTGCAAAGCAACAGGCCGCCGACTTCAATGCTGTCTGGGAAACGGCCATTGGCCGAGCCGAACAGTTTGACTTCGGGATGGTCTGAGGCCTTCACAGGTTCCCAACCTTCACGGAGTTTTGCTGAAATGTTACGAGGGTCATCATCGTTCATCATGCTGATGCGAATCCAGCGGAACGCATAGCCTTCTTCCGGTGTCGGATCAGGCAGAAGCTGGGGAGGCATCCACTTCGCTGGGCGAGCGGCTGCTTCACGAGACGCAGTTTGACGTTTATCACGAATCTGTTCAGTCATTTCATTTCCTCATTTCTTCCGCAACCTTACGAGCATAGAGTTCCAAAGGAACACCCAGCCGCTTGGCGATTTCCACCTGCGATTTGGTAAGTACGACTTTACGTGGCGCAGTACCCCTAGTTGCCGGTGCGACAACGTTTGATGTTTGTTGGCGACGAGTAGGAGCATCGTCGGTTTTCTCTGACTCAAACGAATCTGGGAAAACTTCGCGGATTCGCGAATCAACACGTTTGTAATACTCTTCGGACGATGGGTCAACTCCAGATTTAACCAACTTGTTGTGGAGTCCAAGTGCAAAGCTGGTCATCTCATCATCTTGGCCAAACCAAGTATTCCTGTTTTGCCATTCTAGGGCCTTTTTATCCACTTGTGGAGTGGGTTCTTGGCGCCGTTCTGGCATTTTGATCTGTGGCGCCGTGTCTTCCACCGGTGCTGGGCGGAAATTGTTGACACGGTCAGCCTTAATCTTCACCGCGGTCATTTGCTCCTGGGCAGCCACAAGCGCGTTGGAGTCGCCTGACTCGTACGCCTCTTTGTAGCGGCGCTTTGCGTCTTCCATCTCGTTGGCAACGACCTTTTTGGCCTGCTCCAACAGAGCTTGCTGACCCTGGGACAAAGAGCCCTTGAGCTTTTTGTTTTCCTCGGCCAGGTTCTGGGCAAAACGCAGTGCTTCTTCACGTTCGCGCTCGGCAGCCTCTTTGGCTCGGCGCTCTTCGTGGTAGCCCTTGGTGAAATGCTTGATGCGGTTGCGCACGCTCTCGTCATACTTGGCGAGCTCGTCCTCTGGCACCTCTTTTGGAGGCTCGTCCATTGGTTTGCGGTTGCGATCCTTGGCAGGGGTGTCGTCAACGATTTCAATGTCAGCAGAATCATCTTCTGGCGTGACAACTTCCTCGGTCTTCACCACTTTTCCACCGGATCGTGGGTTGCTTTCCTCTGCTTCATGAGGAAACTCGAATTCAACTTTTTCAAAATCAGCCATGTGCTACTCCTTACATGTTTGGACGTTGAATTCCACGGGGGTCCTGGACAACGGCTTCGACAGAGTCGTCGTTGATCAGGCGCCACTCGGTTCCGTGAATCTTCATGCGGGTGCCCGTGTTTGGGCGGACCACAACGAAGTCACCAACCTTGCAGCTGGGGCCGCTGGGGAATCGTTTTTCGTCCTTGTAGGCGTCTGGGCCCATCTTGGCCACGAACAGCACGGAGGACAAAAGCTCTTCGTGGTACATGGCCGTTGCTGACTTCAAAATGCCTGTTTCACTGAACTCTTCTTCTGCTTTTGGCAGCATGCAGAGCAGATAAAACGTGGCTGGGTCGGGCACCTGTCGCGCCTTGTCCTCAACAGGCTTGTTCAGGATGCCAGACAGGTCAACTGCTTTGGCGTCAAATTCATTCATCATCGATTTCTTTCAGTTTTCGCACGAGGTCAGCAATTTCAAGTTGTGCGGCTTGCAGGCCTCGGATTTGACCGCACACTTCTTTATAGGCGTCGAAGGTTGGAGCACTTCCACGCCCTAAAAAGTCGATGAGTTCCACCCGACGCTCTTCCAATTTGGCGTTCAGGTGGTCAAGAATTTTCCGTTCCATCAATCTCCTTTGTTGGCCGACGATTTAGCAGTCGGCAATGGTTGTTTTGCGGCCCGTTCCGCAGCCTTTTCGGCGTGTTGGGCGCGCTGAGCGGCGGTCATTTCGGCGTGACGCAGTTTTTGCGAGTGAACCTGACCACCGTGAGCCATTGCTTGAGCATGTTGCTGCTGTTGCATGGCCAATTGTTGCTGTTGCTGGGCAGCTTGCATCTGATGCTGCTCCATTTCGCGCTGTTGCTGAGCCTGGAGCGCCTGCATTTCGATGGCGTGGCGCTGGGCAATCAGCTGAGGGTTGTCCATACCCTCTTTTGCGTGCAATTCTTGGGCTTTGAGCGCCAATTCTTGCTGCTTGATCTGCAAATCGCCTTGCACTTTTTGGCCTTTGATCTGCACTTCTTGCTGTTTGATCTTCAATTCGGCCTGCTGCATCTGAACCATGGGGTCCTGAGCCATCTGCTGGGCTTGTTGCTGCTGGGCTTGGCCCTTGCTTTGCTGCAAAACCTGCTGCGAGGCCTGAGCGACCAGGCGGGAAAGCTGAACTTCCACGTCTTCTGGCAAATCTTCGTCTGGCTTTGGCATCGGAACGCCAAGCTGGTCTTCGACTTTGCGGCGGTAGGCAAAAGCCAAGTGCTCTGCAATGTGGGCCTGAATCTCGGCCATCATTTTTTGAGCTTGTGGGTTCTGGCCGATCTGCGCCATGAGCAATGGGTCCTGCATCATGGACGTGTGGACAGCAATGTGCGCGTCGTGGTCTTGGTAGATGAATGCCTTTGTCGGTTTGCCGTTCAAGAACGCCATGTTTTCGCTGATTGGATCGCGCGGCTTCATGTCGTCTTCGATTGGGACCAGCTTTTCAGCATTGCGCACACCCAGCACTTCAATCATCTGGCGGTGCAACTGGGGCAAGTCATAAATCTGGGGCGCCTGGGCCGACAGCTGAATGATGGCCTGGTACTGCATGATCCGCTGGGCCATGGTGGCGCTGTTCGGATCGGACACGGGGATCACATCCACCATGTCGTAATCTTCTTGCTTGGCCTTTGGGTCGCCGCCTTCTGGAACGTAGTCGTATTCGCTTGGGCAGTTGTCGCGGATGATCTCTTTGAGCAGCTTGAATTCCTGCTTCATCGAGTAATGCACGCGAGCCTGCACGGCCGACATGGTCTTGAGCTGACGCTCCAGCAAAGCCAGTGTTGTGCCCACCGGTGCATTGGCGCTCATGTCGCTGACTTTCATGTCAGCAATGGAGCCAAGGCGACGGCCTTCTTCCGTGATCTTTTCGAGCAGCGCGGCCAACACCTGGCTTGGCTCTTTGTACGGCAGCGGCATGATGTTGTCGCGCACCGAGCCCGATGGGACATCAACGTCGCGCCACTCGCCCGGGGCAATCGGGGTGTCATCGCCTTTGATGCGCAGACCGCGGGACTTCAAGCCGCCGGGCAAGTTGCTCAGCGTGCCAGCGTCAACCAGCTGGCGAATCAACGATGTACCTGCGCGCGCATAGCCGCCGATCAAGTGGATGTAGCCAAAGCCGTAGGCGCCAAAGCCTGGCACATAGTCGTACTGGACAAAGTGCTGGCGCTTGAGTTTCTTCTCGTCGTCTTCGCGGTAGTTGCGATAGATCGACATGACCTTTGTTGTGCCGCGATCGATGGTGACAATGTACGGCAAGGCGATGCCATCAGGGTCCTCAAAACCAGGCATGTCGTAGTCGACTTGGATTTCGTAGAACTGGTAACGGTTGTCGTCGGATACGGAGTAGCCCTGCTCTTCGGCTTTTTTCTTTTCCACGTCGTTGTGGAACATCATTGGCTCGCCCAACTCAACGTCGCGGTAGAAGCCAGCAACCTGCAGCTTCTTCACTTCGTTTTTGGTTTTGCGCATGACGTGGGTAACACGCTCTGCTGTGCGCGCGCCACTGGAGCCGTAAGGGATCACCAGGTCTTCGGCCGGAATGAACATGGACGTCTGGCGGCCAAGGCTTGGATCGAAGTAGACCTTCTTGAACGCCGAGCCCGACAGGCCCAGGTTGAACAGCATGCGCTCGTGCTCTGGGCGGTACTCCGGCATCTCTTCGGTGAGCCGGTAGTTCATGTCGTCGCGCACGCGGTTGGCAGCGGCTTCTTTGAGTTTGTCGATCGCGCCGATGATCTCGGTCTTGACCGGGCCGGACGACGGGAAAGTCTCGATGATGGTTTCAGACTGGAAGCGGACGGCGGCCTCAGTGAGCAGTGTGCTGAACACGCCGCAGGCGCCGTTCCATGGCTCGGTGCGCTCTTCGTACTTCATGCCCAGGACTTCAAGTCCTTTAACATACATCTCGACCCAGTCTTGGCGCGATGTGATATCGGCATCAATCTCGGAGATCAGGTCGCTCGCAATTTTTTGCAGCTCGCCGTCTTCCATCTCTTCGGCCAAGTTTGCGCCAAAGTCATCTGCCTCGCCGTCCGGCACAATGGTGATTTCCATGTCCCCGGCGTTGATGGTTACTGACTCTGGATCAACAACTTCGATTTCAATCGGAGACTCTTCTTCTCCCAAAGAATCCAGACCAACGGGGGCTGCGTACAGCGAGTTTTCGATACTCATATTGATGCCTTAATAGAAGGAGCTTTTACGACGGAAACCCTCTGGCTCGTCGCGCTGGTCAGATTCTAGTCTCAAGAAGCCGCCTTGTCGAAACCTTGTGATGGCCATGACCGCGGTGTCCACCAAGTCGTCGTGAGCTGCATTTGGAAATGATGCCATCTGGTCAACCACCTCTCTGGCCCATCGCGTATCCGGAGCCCAGACCTTACCGCCTTGGAAGATCGGCGCGATCGTGTTCAGTCGCGCAATTTTATCGTTTGATTGCAGTTTTGTACCACGGCTTGGCGTGTACCCGCGGACAAACATATCCGCCTGCTGGTTCAATTCCTGAATCAGCGACGCACCGGCGGCCTGGGCTTCAATAATGCAGTCGTCCGGCTGCCACTCCATATAATGTGACCGCGCTTTTGCCTTGAGCTCAGGGAATTCCATCCGTTTTTGGAAGGCATCCAGCAAGATGATGTTCGCATCGTTGGGGTCTTCGTTCATATAGAAGACACCCCAAGTGGTGCAGGCCGAGTAATCGGACCGCTCGTTCTTGGTAAAAGCCGTATCCCAAGCCTGAATGATGAACTCGCACCGTGGCGGGTCATCCCTTTCCCAAACTTGCCACCAGTCGCGCTTGACGATGGCCCCCTCTTCGCCAGTCGGTCTTTGCTGGTACTGGGCATTCCACTTGGCCGGAGCCAATTCCTCTTTAAGGGCCTCAAGCAGCTCAAGCGACCAGAACTCCGGCCACAAGGGATTGCCAGACGGCAAAATGGCCGGGAACTCAATAACGCGCCACTCGTCTTCCTTGCCTCTTTCGGCAGATTCCTTGAGCACACGGCCAATGAGATCGTTCTCACTCCAGCGGGTGGCGATGATGATGATCGCGCCATTGGGCTGAAGACGCTGACGAGGGCCAGAGGTGTACCACTCATAGGCCTTGTCATATATAGAGGGGTCGTGCGCAGCCAGTGTCGCCTCGCCTTCCGTGTGGGGATCGTCAATGATGACCAGATCAGCACCCCGGCCAGTCATTGTTCCCCCAACGCCGATAGCGAAGTACTCGCCCACCTCATTCACAGCCCACCGGCCAGCCGACTTGGAGTCCTGCCGAATGTTGGTGCTCGGGAAAACCTCGTGGTACTGCTCGCTCATCACGAGGTTCCGGACCTTGCGGCCAAAGCCAACGGCCAACTCGCCAGTGTTCGACGCCTGCATCACCTTCTTATCAGGGAACTTGCCAAGGAACCAAGCCGGTAGCATGTACGAGCCAAACTCAGACTTCGTGTGCCGTGGGGGCATGGAAATTGCTAGGCGCTTCAACTTTCCCGAGGCAATATCCTCAAACGCTTTGGCCACGACAGCATGGTGCCGCCCATGGATGAACCCCGGCCACATCTTCTTGACGAAAGCCATGAAGGACGCCTGACACTTCTCCCGCTCCACCGCAGCCTTGTACTCGGCCACCTGCTCCAAAAGCTTCTCTTGCTCATGGATGGGCAACTGAGCGACCAACGCCTCCAAATCCTGCGGAGCAGATTTTTGTTTTTCAGGCTGGCTCATACGTCATTTCAAAGATGTCCGGCTTGCACGGGTAGTGCTCGCCCTTCACGCCAGTGATGATCCAGTCGCCGGGGCAGACGATGTGACCACCTTCGAGCGTGTCGATCCAACCCTCCCCGGACTCGGACCAATCATTGGTAACGACATCGCCTCGCAACAATCTTGTTACCTTTGGGTGGTCACCCATCTTGAACCACTGGGTCGCCTCAATGACCACGGGCCTCTTTCTGAATTTCATTCCAACTCCTTCAGGTTCTTGTAATTCACCCAAGCCGGGCGAATCGTCCGACCCACTCCATCCATCTTCTTGATCACCCCAAGCTGAACCAACCGGTCCACAATGTTCTTCGTCGAGCCTATCCCCATCTTGCCACGCACATACGCAATATCCCTCAGCGTGGGCGAGAACCCATACTTCTGCCACCAAGCATCAATCACCAAGAAAACTTCCTTCTGCGCCGGGCTCATACCCATCTCCATACACTCATCCCTCGTAGGATCGCTACGCCGAATCTTCATGTCCCTGTGGATAACTTTTTTCAAGCAATCTCCACGCTTTGATTGCTTCGTTGTTTTAGTAGTAGTTGCCATTTTAAGTTACGCCACAAGTTCCTACTTATTTTTCTGTTCCGACTGCCTATTTTTTAAGCAAAATACCCCCCGGGGGGTCAGCTTTCCAACGATGACGGGGGGGTCTCCTGTGTAGAGGGGTCTGTCGGAGAGGCTGCCGAATCGGTAGAGGGATGGGGTTGTTCGTGTGGAATAGTATGCATAGAGGTCAGGGACTCCGCATCGTCAGTTTGGGGGGTGGCAGGTGGGTGGGTATCGCTGCCGGCCAGTTCTCGCATCAGGTCGTCGGCCTGCGCGTCGATGATGTGCGCATCCTCTGCGCTGGCGTTGCTTAGTTGCTTGAGCTGCGCCATGATTGCGGCGCGTGCATCTTCTGATCTGGTGATGGTCCGCACTTCCTTGCGCTCAGTGAAGGCCGCGACTTCTGTAACAGTGCCCAGCACCTTAGCGGCTGCGGTTATCTGTCCGGGTTTCGACTCAGGGTCAATGATTACTTTTACCAGACTTTGTATAACTAACTCACGCAAAGCAGCGGGGTTTCTATGTTTAGCTCCCTCAATTGCCAGTTGATAGGCCTCAATCTCCGCCTTGATTCTGTCGTCACCCTTCAGCCTTGACGCATGGTCCCCGACTGTTTTGGGTTTGCCCTTTGCGTTATAGGCTTTGCGGTAAGCGCCTGCACCTGTTGACCCTTTGGCCACTTCAAGAGCGAACGCCCTTTGCTTGGGTGTGAACTCCCTTGTCACACTCTTGCCCAAGATGTGGGAGACGGGGACAGATTCCAGTCCTTCCACTATCTGGGCGCGGGTTAGCTTCTTTGGTGTTGGTGTCTTACTCATGGGGCAGATACTAGGGGAACATCGGGAGGACTGCAAACGCTACGCTTTAAACAACCCCGCGACTACCTGAGCACCACCACCAGCACCCAGCACAAGACCAGCGCTCGGACCACCTGAACACCACCAGCAAGACGGGCACCAGACGCCGACACCACCACGGGCAGCAGGTCAACCCCTACAGGCTTTTCCCTCTACAGCAGCAGCAAGGCCGCAGGGCTTCGCCCATAGCCCGCGCCTATCGAAACCCCAAACCGATTAAAAAATACTCGACACAAAAACAGCACAAAAACGCTTGAAGGGCTTCGCAAGCACCCCAGAACCTAAGAGAATATCTAACAGGCAGAACGCCAGGTCAACTAACACACAGGAGCAAACGACCATGAACAAATCAGAGGCCCGCGAACTTGACAATGTGCGCCGCTATGTAGCAGCAGGAATGCCCGACACAGCCGCCCGCGCATTATCTGCACTGGTGCGAGCAACACGCAAGCGCACCACCAGCGCCGAACTCATGACCCACGCCGTAACGCTCAACTTGCTGCACCGCCCGGAATTTATTGTTCGCTAATCAACCCCGCCCGCCTAACCAGCGGGCACAACAGGAGCACACACCATGCAATCACTACCCACAGCACTGACCACCGCCCAGCTTGAGGGCATTTTGTCTGCACTGGCAGCGCTACCCAGCGCCACAGTTAACCGCCACCCGGACGTTATCACCGTGACCGCCACCCGCAAAAAGACGGGCGAAACAGTCAAAGTATTAAGCGCCGCCACACGCGACCGCCAGCACTGGCACGTTATGACAGCCCCCGGACTCATTACACCCACTTTCACCAACTGAAGGAGCCACCACCATGACCACCGCCGACCATATCCGCACAATCGCCGCCCGCCTTATCGGTTACCAGACCAAAGGCCACGGATTCACCAAGATTCATTACAGCCTGACGCGCCGCAATGCTTTGCAGTGGGCGCACTGCTATGACCGCGCCACCGTTACCCGCTTTAACCGCTTTATTGCCAGCACCACCACCAAGGCCACCAAATGAAACGAATAACCCACGCCCCAGCAGATGCCGCATATCTTGGCAGCACCGAAGGCCCGGACCGCATAAGCACTCAGGTGCTCGACCTGATCGACGAAACCACCGCCCCGGCATACATACAAGACCCAGACGGAACCCGGCATTTTTTCGAGCTATGCCCCCAAGACTTCCAGCCACGCGCCTACAGCAACGAAACCAGCTTTTTGTAAACCCACAGGAGAAACACACCATGAAACCCCAAGACCTGCAAACACTCGCCCGCGCCGCCCTGATGCCCACCACAGCACCAGCAACACCAGCACCAACAGCAGCCCAAGCAATCGCCGCCAAGGTTGACCGCTTAGGAGTCCTACACGCTGCACTGGCCACCATGAAAAAGGAAGCCGACCAGCTACGCACCGAACTGGAGGACGCCGGATTGTCAGACATAGAAGGCCAGCTTTACCGGGTCAACTTCGCCCAATGCGCAGGCAAGACCCTAACCGACTGGCAAGCAATCGCCAAGCGCCTAAAGGCCAGCCCCCAAATAATCCGCGCCTACACAAAGACGGGCGAAGCATCCACCCGCATGACCGTTAAAGCACGCCAGACACACTAAGGAGCGCACACCATGGGAACGACTTGTTTTTTAATCAACACCCGCCAGACCACCAAGGCAGCAATCGAACAGCACGAGCGCCAGCAATATATCGCAGGGGAGCGCCACGGGTTTGACTTCGATTACCTGACCATGAAGGGCGCGACCGGGTACGGAATAATGCACCGCCAAGACAAGGACACCGGCCAAAAAATCCATTTTGGGATTGTCTTTAAAACCAGCAGGCACAAGACCGACCATTGGGGAATGTCTGAATTTTGCATTAAGGAAATCACCGAGGACATGGGGCCAGTCCAAACAGACGCCCCCGCCAAAATGCTTGACATGCTGGACCGACTCGCACCAGACCCCAAGGGATACGCCAAGCAATGGCGCGAGCAGTGCCGGGAAACCATAGCCCGCAAGCGCACACCCAAGGCCAAACCAGCAGCAGGCCAGCGGGTTATATACAACAACACCGCCTACACCCTGAGCCACCCAGCAGGAGCCCGCAAAGGGTGGATTGTTCACAGTGACACAGGGGCACGCTACAGGATGAACGCCCAGCAGGTAGCGCAAGCCCTAAGAGCGCCACCACCAGCGCCGCCAGAGCCACCCCGCAGCAAAGAACAAACGCCCGAGCAATTTTTCAGAGACCATTTTCAATTTATCCACATAGGTGACCCAGCATGAACCGCCAGCACTTCACAGTTAACCCCGCCCTTCCACACCCCGACAGCGACAGCGAGCCCGCACCCATGCCACTGGCCGAGGCTATCGCCCTTGCCCTTCGAATGCTCAAAGACCCGAACGCCACCCAATGGCAGCGCCAAAAAGCCGCTGACGAACTGCGCTATTCATTCGAAACACAGGAATAAATCACCATGAAATACCACTTTATACAGAGCAGCAGCAACCGCAAGACCGGACCAATCCCGCAGACTTACACCAGCCGCGAGAGTTGCCCGCCCTCATGCCCGCAGTACCGCGCCGCGTGTTATGCGGAGGACTTTTACACGCGCCTAACATGGGACAAAGTACCCAGCAGGGGCACCGATTTAGACGGACTAGTTAAGGCCATTAGCCGCCTACCCAAGGGCCAGTTATGGCGGATGAATGTCGCAGGGGATTTGCCGGGAGAGGGTGAACAGGTGGACGCATACGCACTCGGGCAAATTGTCAAAGCCAACAGAGGCCGGAGCGGGTTTACGTACACCCACAAGCACAGCCCGGACGCTATCAATTGGGCCAAGGCCGCGACCGCTTGGGGTTTTACCGTGAATCTCAGCGCCGACGATGTAGGCCACGCCGACCAACTCGCCGCCCATGGCCTACCAGTCGCCGTTATTGTCCCCATGGACACCCCAAAGCACAGCAAGACACCAGAAGGCCGCCCGGTGTTGGTTTGCCCCGCCCAAACAACCGATTACATGACGTGTGCATTGTGCGCCTTATGCCAGCGGGCAGACCGCAAACAGATCATTGGGTTTCGCGCCCATGGCACCAAGGCAAAGCAGGCAGACCGCACCGCTCGCCGGGTAATCCCAATCGCCGCAGCCTGACAGCGCCAGCGCCTGCACCGTGACAGGGTGCAGGAGCGGGAATTGTCCCGACTACAGGAGCCGACACCATGGACGACCAGCAGCCAAACCACGCCAGCACGCCGGGCGAAATTGTCGATTATTACGACAGTCATTTAAATCTGACCCTTCGGGAATTGTCCAACATGACCGGGCGATCAATTCCCTATTTAAAAGCCCTAATAATGCACCCCGAAAAGGTCAAAGCATGAAACGATGCACCAACGCCGAGCCGGGCACATACGGCCACGAATGCGGCCAGCCCGCCCAATGGACGGCCACCAACAAACAAGGCCACAACGCCGCATTTTGCGACCAGTGCAAACAGCAAGGCAGCGAGGCCCGCAACTATTCCCAATGGACCCCACAGGAGCCACAACAATGCACATCTTCAAATTGACCACCACGCAGGCCCGACGACTGGCAACCAGCGCCGCCGCCAAAGTTGCCGACATGGACGCAGCACGCGCCCCAGACTGGCACACCACGCCCACAGACTGCCGAATCACCCAAAGTGACCAACGTTACAGAGCCGAACTGCTAGAGGCTTACGACCAGATCATTAAACAAATCCCACACTAAGGAGCCACAGCAATGACACACACCGAAGCCGCCTACATAACCGCAGGCCACCGATACGAACGCGCCACCACGCCCGGACAGGTGGCCGCAGCATCCCAGATAATCCGCACCCTACTGGAGGCCGAGAAGCCCCACGACCAGACCGAAGCCCGCTATTTAATCGAGCAAGGCAGGCAGGAGGCCCGGACAGCATGAAGCCCGAAACCATCGAACGATCTATTTATTGGCAATGGCACGTAATCAGGCACAGCCACGACCCAGCGCAGCAGGCCAGATGCCGCCGAGCTATTGAACAACTCACCCGCCAACTACAGCAGGCCCGGACACCATGACCGCCCCGTTATGGCCCTTCCCCCCGCCCGGAGGCCCGACACCATGGACCCCCGAGCAGGTGCGCGACTACCAGCGCCAGCAGGAGCAGCGAGCCCGACAGGACGCGCCGCCCGCCCCGTGGTGACCCCCGCCCGGGGTGGTTGCGAGACAGATGCCCCGCGTGATTGCGAGACAGATGCCGATTTTTTGATTGCGAGACAGATGCCAAACCAAGACCACCCACTGACCCGCGCCTACATGCTGGGCGCACGAGCCACCACCCCCGCAGCCATGACCGAGGCCGTGCGCCTGATTCGTGCTTGCGAGACAGGTGTCGATCAACTGACCATTGACCAGTGCAAACTGGCCGCAGAAGTAATGATTGAGAGGAAGATGCCATGAAATACACCGCCGGACCTTGGACC